AAACCATGCTTGTCCGTTGTCCGAAAAACCTTGATTTTACTGTGTTTCAAAAAGTATCGTTATCTAACCTCATCTTTTGAACGGCCTGCGTTTCAAAACCTGTTCAGGGAACTGGAACAAGGGACTATCAACTGCATTCTGGTGAAAGATTTGTCCCGCTTTGGACGGAATTACATTGAAGTGGGACGTTATCTGGAACGCATTTTTCCAGTCATGCGGGTCCGGCTGATTGCTGTGACAGACAATTATGACAGTCAATCTGCGTGGAAGACCAGCGATTCCATCATGGTCCCGATGCGGAATTTGCTCAATGATGCCTACTGCCGGGATATTTCCGTCAAGATCAAAAGTCAGCTTGCGGTCAAGCGGAAAAGCGGTGATTTTGTGGGAAGTTTTGCAACCTATGGATACCAGAAGGACCCCAGCAATCATACCAAACTGATCGTGGACGAACTGGCAGCGGAAACAGTGCAGAACATTTTTCACTGGAAGATCAATGGCATGAGCAATCAGGGCATCGCAAATCGTTTGAATGCGAAAAAGGTATCGTCCCCAGCTGCACGAAAACTGCAGAGCGGTGCAAAGCTGAGCCTGCATTTCCGCAAGAGCGATGAGCCGCCGTGGTCTGCCAAGGCGGTGGACCGCATTTTGCACAACGAGGTCTATATCGGAAAACTGGTGCAGGGAAAGACAAGGAGACTGGACTATCGCTCAAAAAAGAAAATGAACGTACCGATGCGGGACTGGGTAATCGTGGACAACACCCATGAAGCAATCATTCCGGCAGAGCAGTTTGAACTGGTGCGGCGGATTCTGGAAACCGAAACACGCAGGCCGAACGATGCCGAAACGGTGGCCCTGTTTGCAGGATTTCTTTACTGTGGGGACTGCGGCAGCCGGCTGGTGCGCAGGTCGGCCAGCTATAAGGGAAAGCGGTATATCTATTATCAGTGCTCCGGCAGCAAGCAGAACAAGGGCAGCTGCACGAGCCATAACCTGCAGGATGAAAAGCTCTATAACATTGTGCGGAATGCGCTCCAGATGCAGATCCAGATCGTGATGGAGGAAGCAGAGTTTGTAGAAAGCATCCGGCAGGCCCAGCAGGAACCCTACCGTGTGCGGCGCATCGAACGGCAGATTCGGCAGCTGACAGCAGAAAAGGCCCATACCCAGGGCATTAAGGAAAAATTGTATGGGGATTACGCAGAGGAAATCCTCACACGGGAGGATTTTTTGAACTACAACGAACTGTACAGCAAGCGGATCGAAGAGTATGACCGCAAAATCACAGAACTGGAAGCAGAACGGCAAAACCTACAGACTGCTCCAAACGCTTATCCGTTTCTGGATGTGTACCGTAAGTATCGAAAATTGGAAAAAATCACCCGCCCGATGATTGTCGAATTGATTGAGAAAATCGAAGTGTATGAGGGCAATCGGGTAGAAATTACGTTCCGATTCCACGATGAAATTGCGGACCTGCTGGAAGAACTGCATCAGAAGCAGCAGACACAGCATGAAGTATCTGCATGAAAGGAGAGGCTGGACATATGGCAAGAGTAAGCAAGAAGGTAAGTGCAGCGCAGCGGGAAGCGGAAAACGCACCGCACCGTATCTGGAAAACCGCAATTTACGCACGACTGTCCGATTTTGATGATGTACTTCGGGATACGGAATCGCTGGAAGTGCAGATTTCTTACATCAAAGAGTATATCAACCACCGGGATGATCTGATGCTGCTGGATGTGTTTGCGGACAAGCGGTGCACAGGGATGAACTTTGACCGCCCGGAATTTGAACGGCTGTTGAAAGCACTGCAGGAGCGGAAAGTCAACTGCATTGTGGTAAAGGACTTCTCCCGACTGGGTCGTAATTTCGTGGAAACAGGTCAGTATCTGGAGCAAGTGTTTCCACTGTTTGGCGTAAGATTTATCGCCATCAACGATAACTATGACAGCCTGAACAGCCAGAGCCGGGACGGGATGCTGGTGCCGATCAAGAGCATGATCAACGAAATGTACTCGAAAGACCTGTCCCAGAAGATTCAGTCGTGCTTTCGCTCTAAGGAAGCGCGGGGAGAAATCTATACCCCTGTTCCATTTGGCTACAAAAAGGATCAGAAGAATCATTTGGTTCTGGATGAGGAAGTCAGCGATGTGGTAGTTCGGATTTTTCTCTGGAAGAAATCCGGCATGAAAGAGCGCGAGATTGCAAAGAAGTTGTCTGCGCAGGGAATCCAGACACCTTTTACACGCCGCTGTCAGCTGGGATACCTGAAAAACACCTTGCGGGTAAAGGACCCTGCATGGCAGCCGGCTTTCGTGACAAAGGTTCTGGAAAATCCGGTCTACACGGGAACCATGGTGTATAACCGCATCGCCTACGATGAAACGAATCGGAAAATCGGGCAGAATCCACGGGAAAGCTGGCGGATGGTGCCGGACAGTCACCCGGCAATTATCAGCTGGGAACTGTTTGATGAAGTTTCTGCATTGCGGGAAGCCGAGCAAGCAGTCAAGGAAGAGCAAAAAAAGTGGTGCAGACAGCGCAGAAAGAACAATCCGAACATCTTCAAAGGCAGAATCTTTTGCAAAAAGTGCGGAGAAAAATTGGTTTGTCATTGGCAAAGTGATGGTACGCTGTATTTTTACTGTGCATCTTGCCATGTTTCCATCTCAGAGAAAGACCTCTGGAACGGCATTGACAAGGAACTGCACCAGAGGTTAGAAGAACATAAGAATTTGAAAAAGCTGATGCAGAAGAATTCGGGAAATAGCAGCCTTGAAACAAAGAAAGTTGCATTGAGCCGTGAAATGGAACAGGTGTCGGGCAATATCGTTCGGCTGGAATCGCAGAAGCGCAGCGGCTATGAGCAGTATGTCCTCGGAAAACTTTCAAAAGAAAAATTTCTGGAACTGAAGCAGGGTTTGGAAAATGAAATCACAACACTGAAACAGACAAAAGCTGAAAAAGAGAAAGAACTGGCCGTTGTTCAAGAAGAATTGCAACGGAAAAAGCAGATCGCAGGCAGCACAGAAGTCCTTTTGACGGCAGATAATCTGCAGCAGTATGTAAAGAAAATCGAAGTGGATCGCGGAAAATCACTTATACAGAATTTTTATTGTGATGAAAAAGGAGAACAAAGCAATGACAGAAATGAAAGAGAAAATCTACGATGCCCGGACAGGGATGGAATATATTTTGATTGGCGATTATTACCTGCCAGCCTTGAAAGTGCCACGGACTCGTCCGGTTGGCCGCTGGGGGATGCTGCACAAGGCGTACCTGAAACTGCGAAAACCAGCCTATTATCAGAGCCTGCTGCTGAATGGAAAGCTGGACGCTGTTTTGGCAGACGTGGAAGAACAGGCAGCAGAGCGATATGAGGTTTTGATCGAGCAGATGAGCCAGCGGGAGAGCATTTCAGAAAAACTGAAAGAAGAAAATCAGATGGAGTGGGTGCGCCGCATGAGAAATCTGGAAAATCGTGCAGAGGAAATCGTAAAGGCAGAATTGATCTACACGTTTGAAAGGCGGTGAGCAGCAGATGATCGGAACCTATTACCGGCTTTCACTTGCAGACGAGGATGTGGGTGCTGATAAGGCCGAGAGCAACAGCATTCAGGGCCAGCGCGGACTGGTAGAGGGGTATATCATGGCTCGCCCGGAACTGGCTGCAGAGCCACGTCAGGAGTATGTGGACGATGGCTACTCCGGCACCTCCACGAGCCGCCCGGCGTTCCAGCGGCTGATTCAGGACGCGCAGGATGGCAAGGTGAAAACAATTATCGTAAAGGACTTTTCCCGGTTTGCCCGCGATTATATCGAAGCAGGCGATTATATGGAGCGCATTTTTCCATTGCTGGGCGTTCGATTCATCTCTGTCAACGATGGGTATGACAGTGGAATGCAGGCCGGGAACGATGTACGCAGACTGGAAGTAGCCATTAAGAACATCATCAACGCATCCTACAGCCGGGATCTTTCTGCCAAAATCGCGGCAGCAGACCATGTGATGCAGAAAAAAGGAATGTATCTCGGAGGATACCGCCCGTTTGGATTCCTGCCGGACCCGAACGACTGTCATAAGCTAATCCTTGACCCGGTAGCCAGCCAGTATGTACGGTTGATCTTTGAACTGGCATTGCAGGGCAACAGAACAGGCACCATCGCAAAAATCCTGAATGAAAAGCAGATTCCAACCCCGGCAGCGTATCATGTGGCGGAAAACCATGTGTACAGTGAGCAGAAAGCATGGGATCTGCAGCGCAGCCATTGGACAAGTGGAACGGTTTACCATGTTCTGAAAAATGAGAAGTATAAGGGAACCTATGTGGGCGCGAAATTCATTATGCCGGTTCCCTGTAAGCATCGGGTTCTGCGCGCTCCTTTGGAACAGCAGGTACGTATTGAGGACAGCCATGCCGCCATTGTGACCCCGGAGGAATTTGAACAGGCACAAATGGTCATTATGCTGCAGCATGGGAAGCACCAGGCCGGGAACTACACAAAACACCAGTATCCCTTGAAAGGCAAGGTCTACTGCGGCTACTGCCAGAAGCTGATGAAATACCGTGTACTCAAGAAGCTTGGCCCCTCGTTTAACTGCAGATTTTCGGCCACAGCGGTGGACAGCCCTTGCAAGCGAGTCCCGATCGCCGAGGAACTGCTGGAACATATCGTCCGAAATGCGCTGGCAGCGCAGATAAAGCAGGCGGAGCATATATTGGGGATCCTGCACGAGCGGGAACGCAAAGCCTTAATCTGCTTTTCCACACTAGAACGGCAGGAAGAAAAGCTGAGTGCAGAAAAGGCAGAGATCGTAAAACAGCGCGTTGCACTGTATGAGCAGTATGCTGATGGAAACATGAGTAAGGAAGAGTTCATCCGACAGAGAGATGCTTACCGAGTGCAGGAAGATGAAAGAATGGCGCAAATCCAACGGCTGCGTACCGAGAAAAATCAAGTTTTCCAGCCTGTGAAGAAGGATACGGATAATTTGCAAGCCGTGATGAATACGGTGGGAGAAGCTGGCGATGTGATGCACCTGTCACAGAATGTGGTGGAAACCTTTATTAACCGCATTGAGGTTTTCAACGATGAACGCGTGAAAATTCGTTTTACATTTGAAGATGTGCTGGCAGGCTATGCAGAATGAGCCGTAGCCAGAATCAATGTGGTAAGCGGAAATTTTCTTGTAAGAACACAAGATTCATGGTA